GAATTCCGTGCGACAGAATTCTGTGAGCGCAGTTGACGGTGAATGTAATCGCAAGATCCCAGAACGGCATGTGCTGCAACATGTCCGGGTAGTAGCTTTCGCTATCTACCGGGAAATAAGCGATAAACTTGAACTTCAGATCGTCTTTAAGGAAGTGACAACGCTCCCAAAACTGATTGACGATCCAGATATCGTTTAGACAGATAACTACGTCCGGTTTTTCCTTTTGAAGGATTTCTGGGATTCGGTTGATTCCAAACCGATCTTGGGATCCTCCGGCGCACGCTGGATAGATTTTGTATGGATGTGAGTGAGGGTCGCCTGTATAGTTGATCCCTAAAACGCAAACTTCATGATCTTTGCTTAAATGCTCTAGAACACTGTGTGTTACACGACCAAATCCTGTGTTACTACAAGCATCTCCATACCAGAGAATTTTCGCCATGCTTGGTTTGAGTTTCTAGTACAATCAATATAGCAGTACTGTCAGTTTGTTGATATGCCTAGCCGCGCTTCTTTCGCTTACCGTCGCAGTGCTCAACTGCAAGCTAAGAGAGCTTCAGAGAGCACAGACAAATCTATTGATACTATATACACTAGAGCGGCTAACGACTTCCATACGTTTTGTACTATTCTAGACAAAACTCCGGCGCGTCACATGCTGGAGTGGCACAGACATTTAATTACAGGTGAATCCAATAAGTACTTACTGGATATTGCTGGACAAAACCTTGATATTCTGGCACCGAGGGGTTCAGCAAAGTCGACCGTATTAAACCTGTTTACCGCGTGGATAATTGGACGGCACACGACGGAGAAGAGACCCTTACAGATTATCTACTGTTCGTACAACATCGCTACAGCTATTCCTAAGAGCCGTATTATCAAGCAGATTATCGACTCTCCTGACTATCGCAAAGTGTTCCCACGGGTGAAGCTGCGATCAGGTATGCAGTCTGATATCGGCTGGTCGATCGACTTTGATTACGCTGGTATTCCTAGGCTTGGTGACGAAGAATTTACCCTGCGTGCTGCAGGGCTTCGCGGCTCTATTACGTCAAAGCGTGCTCATATTGTTATCGTAGATGACCCTATTAAGTCTAGTGCAGATATTAAAAACCCTGCTATTAGGGATGAAATGAATAATAACTGGAGCTCTGTGATCGCTCCGATTATTTTTGAAGGTGGAAGATCGATTTGCCTGGGAACTCGTTTCCATCCGTTGGATATCCATAAGACGATGTTTATCCCAGAAAAAGGGTGGAAACAAGTAACGCAGGAAGCCATTACGTACGACGACCGTGGGGATCCAGTCAGCTATTGGCCGGAACAGTGGAGCGCAGATTACTTGCTGGGTCAGAAAGAACTCGACCCCGTTGCGTTCGCGTATCAGTATCAACAGCAGCCGGTCATGACCTCTGACTTGGTTGTGTCCCCTGACCTACTTATTAAGGGTGAAGTGGTTACCGAGTTTGACAGTTTGGCTGTCGGTATCGACCTCTCCGCCAGTAAAAATGAAACAAGTGACTACACAGCGTTTGTGCTAGGCGGTCGTCTTAAGGATAACTATTACATAATCGATGCACATCAGTGTCGATCTATCGGAAACCTTGAAAAAATCGACCTGCTCTGCGACATGCTGCTGGAATGGGGTATTCTGACGCAGCAAGATGGGCAGTTTTTCCCGACATATTCCACGATTACGCTTGTGGTTGAGTCTGTTGCGTACCAAGCATCCCTTGCGGCGGACCTCAGGCGGGTGCTTCTTAACGAACGGGGGCTAAGTAATCTTCATATTCACGAAGTCAAGGGTTTCCGAGGGGACAAAATTGCTAGATTTAGGGGCACTCTCGGGTTGTTAGAGAATAAAAAGGTGACGTTTAATAAATATCGTAAGTTTGATGGTCTTTTTGACCAGTTGATCAACGTCGGTGCTACAGCTCATGACGATTTGTTGGACGCATACACTTGGTTGATTACGTTTTTACAGCGTCGCGGGAACTTCTCGATCGAATACTGATGAAAACTCACACCTCCACGCTCTCTGGGTCTCGAATGTGGGTCGCGATAACGGCTCACCAACCTTTAAAACGTATAAATTCTTTAGTTAACACTGTCCGTGCTTATTTAGACTATGACTTAGAAGTAAAAATAAATATTTACATAGATTATGAGTCTGAAAAAGACGTAGAGACTCTAAAAAGTATTTTAGAGCCTTATTTTTTGGAATTAGACATAGAAATAAAGGTCTGCGGACCTGAATATTCCGGGTGGGAGCTTACTTGGGCGCACAAAACTGATCTTGTTTTGGCTTGTATGAACTACACAGCCGATTTTTATGTTTACCAAGAGAACGATATGATTTTGACGTATGAGAATTTAAAATATTGGTTTAGATGGAAAAACAGGTTAAGCGCAGCGGGTTTTGAGCCGGGTTTTGTCAGATACGAGGAGTACGAGGGTCTGAAAATCCCCTTCGATAACTACCACACGTTCTCCTTGACGCGAGAAACCCCAAACGTCTGGCACGACGTCGGATTCGAGGTCAAAAAAATGCTCGTGGTCGATCCCGACATTAAGTTTTTCGCACAGGTATCAAATCCTTACTACGGTGCGATGATCTTAAATCAGGATGATGCAATTAAGTACGTTAGAAGCCAGAGTATGGATCCTGTTCGGAGCTATGAACTTGTTGGGATCCGTAACTGGCCTTTAGCCGACCGCAGTTCTATGGGTTTAGCTTTTGAGAACGTTCCAGCAGGGCATGAGCACCGTCGTTGGATCCCCGTGGTTGAAGAAAACGGTAAGTATGTACCGCATAAATGCTGTTTAATTAAACACGATGATACAAAGTACACTAAAGAGCTTCTTAATAAGTCCAGTAACTTGATAGACTGTAAACAGATGTTTAAATTGTGAAGTGGCGCATCGAGGTGCACAGTATGTGTCGGTGTGTTATTTTTTGAACGGTCACCACTACCAACAGACTTTACTTAGAGATGACGCGTACAGAGTGCGACGATTTGTCGAACGAGAGCAAGGAACAGTCTACTGGTTTAACCCAGCTTAGTGATCCTGTAAATCACCCAGCACATTATACGCAAGGCGGCATCGAATGTATCGAAGCGATTAAAGCCGCACTCGGTTCAGAAGGTTTTAGAGCGTACTGCCGTGGAAATGTACTTAAGTATCTCTGGCGCACCGAATTTAAAAACGGAGCTCAAGATTTACAAAAGGCAAAATGGTATCTGGATCGGTTAAACGAAGAGAGCTGACAGTGAACCTATAATGTAGGAAAAGAAATCACTCATGGACGTAAGAGCGTTTGGATCTATTTACGGGCAGAGTGCTTTTCTGCCTTATACAAGTGGATTTGGTTGGGTTCCAACTGACGGCCGTGTCAACTTTCCAGCTTGCCGCGCTATTTTCGTGGATTCCCCAGGGAATCAGTCGAAAGGTACCCTTGTCGTGGAATTAACTGATGCTCCTGGGCAATCAGCTCAAGCTTTGAATTTACAGGGGGATACAATTTTCCCCCTATCTTGTACCGCTCTCCTTAGCGGAACTATCGGCGGAGTCTACGTTCTGTACTGATGGCTGAGATTGCTAAAAAACGCGACCCCCAGAAGTGGGCAGCCGCTAAAGCAAAAGCCCGTAAAAAACTAGGTGGGCATTCCGCGCGAGCGATGCAGCTCGCAACGAAGTACTATAAAGAAGCAGGCGGTACTTACGAAGGTAAAAAATCTTCGTCCAACCGTTTAAGTCGCTGGTCTAAAGAAGACTGGCAAACTCGTGAAGAGTACGAAAAGTCTAAAAAAGACTGATTATGGATTCCGAAGATCTCGTTAATTATCTTTCCGGCGGATCTACGTTCCGCGAAAGGGCTTTTAACGACGCCGCCGACCTTATTAAGGCCATCCATAGTTCGCCAAAATCGGACTCAATCACTCAGGGTCTCATTAACCCCTTAAAGAATGAGATGTTGGCTAGAGCGTTAGCCGCCAAAGCTATGATGGGTACAAGTGGCTGACAGAGCACGCGAAAAAGGACGAACTGAGCGATACCTTCCGCGTTCCGCGTGGGCTTCTCTCAGTCCTGAAGAGCGTCGAGCTACCGACGAAAAAAAGAAACGAGCTACCGCAGGTAATAAACCTGTAAACACTCAAATAGCCAATACAGATAAAGCACGCGAGGCAAGGCGCCGCGCTTCCGAGTACATTAGAAGAAAGACTTCTAAAGATGGCTGATCCCTTCCTCGAAGCTGGCGATCTCTTTACTCGCGCTTTTAATGCGCAGGAGTTGGCCTCCCGTCGTCAGATGAGGGCTCAACGGGCCAGTATGCGTAGTGATGAGTATACAAGTCAACTAGATGATCAAGCATATAACGCTCCTGTACCTCCTATGAACGCACCTTACGGTGTTTTTGAAGAGGAGTTTCAGCCCACGGGGGACCCTATGGAAGATATGAAGCAGGAGCTGATGCAGAAGACTCGGGCAAATCGGCGGGCCACGGAAGCTCCTATGGTTGTTCGCGCCGGGAATGGCAACGTTACCCCGAGTATGCGTTAATATACTGACAGCTTCAGAGATGCTGTGCTGTTCGACTGCTTTCTGTATTTCGACGAAAAAGAGCTCTTAGAGCTTCGTATTAATACTCTGAAAGATGTTGTAGATGGTTTTATTATCACTGACGCAGATCGTACGTTTAAGGGGGATAAAAAGGACTTTACGTGTGTCGACACGATCCGTTCTTTAGGTCTTCCGGAGGAGAAGATTCAGGTTTTACACGTCGAACTACCTCCTCCGGATATTGCGCCGAATCCATGGGTTCGGGAGTACTCCCAGCGAGATGCTCTGGCCGTGGGTATGCGGATGACCCCTCCTGATTCTGTATTTTTCTTCAGTGACGTCGACGAGATCCCCAAACCTGAGGCTCTTCTAGCTGCGGTCGATTTGGCGAAACAAGACCCTGAGCGCTGCGTCCGTTTATCGATGCCTATGTTCTACGGACGGGCTGATCTCCGTGTTGTAGATCCAGAGCGCGACACATCTAAACCCCCTACAAACTGGACTTGTGGAACAGTTGTTCTGCACGAGCACCTAGGTCAAACACTTTCAGAGATCCGTCAAAATCCAAACGATCTTGTTTACGGAGATTGTGATTCCGGCTGGCATTTCTCTTGGATGGGAGATCCCGCCCGCATGAAACGTAAGCTTACGTCGTTTTCTCACTGCTACGACGATATTCCGTACGCTCACGCTCCTGCGTATAGTCAGGAGATGCTGGATTATCTTGATGCTTACAAAGCTGAAGCCGGTGGTAACGATCCCTTAGGACGAAAAGATCATGTTCTGGAGCCCTATCCGCATGAGCTTTTGCCGCCTGAGCTGTTTAAAATAGAGAGAGTACGCGAGTATCTACTTCCCAATGGCTGATCTCATGACGGAGCAGATCAAAAAGCCTTTCGCTGGTCGTCAAGGCGGAGGCGAAAAAGAGGGTTCCGAGCGTAATGAAGTCCGTCGTGAAGCTGTCCGTAAAGCACGGAAAGCTCGTATGATGCGTACAAGGGAGCGGGAAGCCGGTTCTCGCTGACTTATAAAGGAAAACGTCGATGCCTGCGGACAACCTAAGCGTACGGCAGCGGTTTAATGAGATTCTAGAAGCTTCTAGAACTCAAGATCGCAGCAAACAATCTGCGACTATGGTTGTCCTTAGTCATCTGCAGCAAATGACGCTGCTGATGATGAAAAAAGGGCTGTTTTTTTACTGCGAGCAAGATACCTATAAGGCTCGGACAAAGTTTGTCGAGGATCTTATCCAGCTAAACCGTCTGGATATTCGGTTTCCTTCGATTATTCGTAACTTTCTTATCGACGGCTGTGGGCTTTTTTACTTTCGACCGGATCCAAAATTAAAGTATCAAATTTACTTCTTCAACAAAACTCAGTACAGGGTTTATCACGACATCAACGGTGAGATCGAAGAAGTCGTAATCATTTATAGTTATAAGATTCGCAACAGCGCTATCGGTCTGCCTGCAGATACGCAGGGTCAGAACAAGCGATATGTTCGAATCTCGATTACTAACGATAAAATCACAGAATACGAAGCAAATAGTGAGCTCAGTTTTGAGTTAGAACCCGGATCTTTAATTACTCCTAAGAACAGTCGTCCAAATACTCTCGGGTTTATCCCTGCTGTTGAGGTTTTAAACAAACCCAACGCCAGTGGCACTGAAGGTGAGGGGGAATTTGAACCCTTCATGCAACAGATTGTTCTGCACGATCAAATGATGCAGAACATCGCCAAGAACATTGAGTTCTTTGGCAACCCCACACTGATCAGTTCGCGTCCTCGCAGTGATCTGGTCGAAGCTTCGGATGCGGATCGGACCTTCCGTCCCACGATCAGCAGTCAAAGTGGTTTCGCTGGTATCGATTCGCCTTCGACACGTGTTTCAGAACCTTTCGGTTCTCAATCTGGTCTAGGCGGACTACGAGTTCCTCGTATTATCGCGAACGTTGAGCCCTCCGACCGCGTGGGCTATATGACACCAGACCCCGTTAACGGGGATATGAATCGTTATGCGCTTTTATTACGAGAGGAGATTCGAACAGCCTTGGGTGGCGTTGACGAAATATCAATCAGCGCCGGAGCCACTGCGACAGAAATTAAAGGACTTATGGGTCGCGCTCAAGCGACTGCCCTCCGTAAAAATAAGAGTTTTCTGACTTACGGTTTTTGCCGTTTGTTGGAAATGATCCTGTACCATCAGGAGCAAATTTTCCGCGAAAGTTTTATTTCGGTTATGGGCTTAGTCCCTCCGAAAGAACCCAAAGAACAAACAGAAGAGACGCTGCTTAAGTACCAGTCGAAACTAACAAAGTATGAAGAAAATGTTGATTTAGCGATTCAAGCTGCACTCGCTGATAACAAAGTCCCACGCGGTGTTTTCGGACTGCCTCCTGACGGAGATCGTGCTGTAACGTATCGATTCCAGGGTGATGTGTACGAAGATACTGCGTACGATATCAACCAGAAGTCAATCGTAGTCCGGAACTTGCAAGAGCTTGGCGTAGATAGTGTCGAAGCTCTGAAGTATTTGTTCCCGGATAAAACTGATCTGGAACGTTCGGAAATGTTGAAGGGCTTTCCTTTCCGAATGATTCAACAAACGCAGGGCGCAATGCAGCAATTCTTGCTACTATTGAACCAGATGCTACAAGCCCCGCATCCTTTAGCCCCTAATCAGCCCTTAGCGGCTGATCCTCGGCTAAACCTAACGCCCTTACTTTATAGGACGTTTGACCACCTCGCGCAAGAACTGACTTACTCGGGCAGCTATGAGCCAGCAGATCCCAGCTTCGATCCCGAGCCCGGTCTCCCCGGCGGTAGCAGCCCCTCAGGCGGCGGCCCCGGTGGCGGACCAGGGCTCAACCGCTTACCCGCAATGGGTAGCCAGTACCCAGGCGGTGCCTTCGGCAGTTATGCCCCAAGCGCCATCGCCGGCACAACAGGCTACGGTCCCTTCTACCAACAGCCAGTACAACCAGTCTCTGTCCGTCTCCTCCCCGAGCAACCCTTGGGAAGCAGCGCTGGGCAGCTTGGACCGGATCGTGTCCCGGCTCTCCCCGTCGCCCAGCCAGACAGCACCGTCAGCGCAACCCCAACTGACGGCGGCGGATATTCAACAACTCAGTCAGCTTTCACAGGCCCAACCGTGGGCTTACCAAGCCCCT